AAACGGCTACTGTTGGCAATGCGACAAACAACCAGTCAAGGAAGGGTTCAAACTCTGCCCGGATTGCTACGAAAAAAAGGTTGGAATTATAAACGTCAACCGAAGCAACAACAACCAAGCATGGAGGCAATACAATGATCGAGATAGACAGAAAGGACAGGCAGCGCATTGTCCGGGCGATTGAATACCTGGTTGAGAACGGTGACAACAAGACGGTGGACGATATGCTGAGGCAGTGCGGTATCACGTTTGAGGAATACCGGGCAATCTGCGACATCGCAATGCCCGCGATCCGGCAACACGCGGATGTGATTATTCACAAGCATCGGGCGGCATTCTACAAGGGACGGTATCACCGCAAGCTGAAGGCTGCGGAAGAACTTTTGAAGAAGTATCAGGAAGGGGGCACGATTGATGAACGTGACTTGCATCTACTGGCCGCAGGAGAGAGAGAGGACTTTATTTCTGCAAGCTATCAGGGTGACGATGGGGAAGAAGGACACCCCGAAGAATGGGCCATCTGAAAAGCTGGTGCATGACTGTCTGAACGCGAGGCATTCGCCTATCAGGGTGTTCAACTTCGCGTTTCTGATCGAGGATATTCCGAGCAATACCAGCGTCCATCTGTGCCGCCACGTTCACGCGACGCCGTACGTGAGCAGCCTGCGCAACGACAGGCAGGACAGGATTGACGGGGACAAGGCTCCGAGGGACACGCCGGTTGACATGATCCTGTACTGCAATGCCGAAGAATTTATGACCATCTCCAACAAGCGGCTGTGCAACAAGGCAGCGCCGATGACGCGCCGGGTGGTGCAGATGATGTGCCTGGAGGCATTGGACAAGATGCCGGAACTGGCGGGGCTGCTTGTGCCGATGTGCCAGTACCACGGCGGGGTGTGCCATGAGATTCAGGGCTGTGGGAGGTGTACACATGGCTGATACTGTAAATCATCCTTCACACTACAATGTCGGCAGGATTGAAGTCATTGATGCAATCGAGGCATGGGGATTGGGCAAGGGCTTCAATCGCGGCAACGCCATAAAATATATCGCAAGGGCCGGACACAAGGATTCTGAAATCGAGGACTTGAAAAAGGCCGCATGGTACATACAGCGAGAGATTGAAAGGCTTGAAAAGGAGGAATGACCTATCGACTTTGGGGATTATCAGTATGAGGCGCGACGGACACAGAGGAAAGACCTTCCTCTGTGGGCGCTGCGGGAACACGCGCTGTTCGGATTGAGCAGCGAAGTGGGTGAGGTCATGGGGCTGCATCAGAAGGTACACCAGGGGCACAGACTTGACGAGAATGCGCTGCGGCTTGAAATCGGGGACGTGCTGTGGTTCATCGCGGAATTATGCGATGTGTACGGGTGGAGCATGGAGGACGTTGCGCGGCTGAACATACAGAAATTGAGGAACCGGTATCACGACGAGTTCACGGTTGAGGAGAGCGTGAACCGGGAGGAATACAGGGAGAAGAAGAAGGAGCCGGTGCGGACAAAGTATTATGCGAAGGGGGCGGGGGCGTGACTGAGATTGGGATGGATGACCTGATTTCGAGGGCGGCGGCGATTGATGCGCTAAAACAGGCTGCATATTGGTATGATGGTGAAAGAAAAATCGCAGAATTACCCGCCGTGGACGCTGTGCCGGTGGTGCGCTGCAAGGATTGCATGTATTGGAAATCAGATATGCTCACACACTTCTGGAAGCCGTGCGACGTGATAAAGACCGATATAGATTGGTATTGTCCGTGCGGCAAGCGGAGGTGAAGCGAATGAGGCCGATTGATGCTGATGCGTTGAAAGATAATATGTTTCACTATGCTGCGCCTGAAATGTTGTGGGACAGGGGCGACATCGAACATAAGATCAATGAAATGCCAACCATCGACGCTATCCCGGTAGAATGGATTATGAAGTGGTCGAACAAGCGGTATCGTGAGACACGGAGGGATGTTTCAATCGTTGACGTGCTTGAGGCGTGGCAGAAGGAACAGGAGGTGACGCAATGAAAGCGGTTGACATTAACCAAACAATCTTCATCCCCGTGGTGGACGAAACCCACGGCGGGGTGACGGTTGAAATGAAGATGACCGTGGGGGAGTTCTTTCGGAAGTTCTGCAAGGGGTTTGAGCCGCAGATCGTTGAGGCGTTGCCGGTGGAGTGGTTATACAAGAAGCGGGAGCAGATGATTGATGCTGCACAGAACACGCCGGAACAAGCGATAGCGTGTGTGCTGTGGATGTGGCAGAAGGAACAGGAGGCGAGATAGTGGCTGAGTTTCAAGATGTGATGCACCATATGGGGCGGATATGCGCTAAGTATTGGCCTGTCCACGAGAAAGAATGTAGCAAGGATTGCCCGTTGTATTGAACGTGGTGTCTCAACGTAGATGATGACGTACCAAGGAGGCACAGGGAACGGCTAGACATGGCGAAGGTAGAAGAAGCAGTCATGGCATGGGCCGCAGAACACCCAGAGCCGGTGTATCCAACGTGGGGTGAATGGTTAATTGCTATAGGCATTTTATACCGTGACGATCCCCGCCATGCTTACAGTATATCCATCAAAGCAAATACACAAATCCCCGCCGACATCGCGGAGAAGCTGGGGATTGAGCCGAAGGAGGACGTATGACATACGGCGATATTTACGAAAAGGCTATCAGCATAATAGGGCGTGAAAACGTAAGCGATTATCGCCCTGCTGTGTATGAGGGCAGATTGAACGGAATGTTTGATTTCCCACATGCGGGATGTGTGCCAAACGCCATTATGATCTGGCTGAAAAACGGGGATAGGATAATCTATAGGGCGGTTGAGCCGAAGGAGGGATAGCATGGAATACCCACCGCCGAAGTTTTTGATCGCGGTTGCTTGGATGCAGGGGAGTATTTCAACCGAGGAAATGGTGAAGATGATTGAACTGCGCGAACAGAAAGAAAGGGCTGGGATGCTATGATTTGGCTAATGATAGTATGGCTGTTTCTGTGGGCTGCTCATGCCAGCGCGGTTGAAAAACTGCTAAAACAAATCATACAAGAAATTAGAATGAATAGGAGGAATAACGATGTTTGGTGAGACTTGTCACGATGTGGCCTATGAGCGCCATATGATTGAAGAAAAAGAAGCGACGGCGAGGGCCGAAGCGCAGACGAATACGATGACGATTGCGCAATTTGCGGAACGAACGCAAAGCAACATCAATGAAATGGGGCTGATGCTGAATGACATCATGGGTAATCTGGTCGGGTTGAGCAAAGATGAAATCAAAGACGTGAAACCCGTCAGCAGCTTCCGTGACGTGATGGCGATAAACGCGGAGAGCAGCACGGTCGTTCTTTCCAGGCTGTGTGAGTTGCGAAAAGTTCTGTTCGGGTAGGAGGGATAACTATGTGGTATGGTGGCATCTGCCGCGAAACTGGGAAATTCTGTCAATATGCCACACAAAACGGTGGATAATGTTCGATGACCGCATGTATAAACCATCCATCGGTTGAGATCATCACCTATCCGTGGATGGTTGAGAAGCCGAAGGAGGAATAGCATGAAACGGTGGATAAGCGTAAAGGACGGATTACCAGAGGACAACAGATTGGTTATTGTGTGCAATGATGATGGGTATATGATGATTGCACAGTATGTTGGTGAAAGCATTTGGCAATGGCAGTATAAATATACCAACTATGACGTTGATGTTTGGAACGATGAAGAACAAGGCCCTGTATGTTGGTGGATGCCGCTGCCGGAGCCGCCGAAGGAACAGAAGAAACGCATCAAAGACCACGTTTGCAACAACGATTACTGCGAATTGGAGTGAGGGCCATGTGGCGGGTGTTGGCAATCGCGCTGTTCATTTGGATTTGGCAGACAATGTAGGAGGCAGGACATGGACGAGCAGAAGGTAAAACGGGGGCGGGGACACCCGCCCTGGACTGAGGAACAGAAACAGGCAAGGCGGGAGCAGAACGCGCAGAAACGCGCAGAACGGGCGCAGGAAGAGCTTGACGCAGAACAGCGGTATGAACAGGTCAAGGGCCACAAACGTCCTAAGAAGTACAAAAGAAGCGATTCTACAGACCCTTGGACAGCTTCGATGCGCAGAAAAAACAAGGCCACCTGGGACGCGAAACTCGCAGAACGTGACAAGGAATACAAAGCCCTGATTGCGGCGAATCCGCACAAAACCAAGCAGGAATTGGGTATTCCTGATCATTGGAAACCGAGGGACGGATCGTTTGACGGGTATTACGGGGTATCGTTGAGAAATGCCAGGGTGAGCATCAACCTTCCCCCCATCAATATCAAGAACCCGCATGAGGTCGAACACAGGATAGATGAATACTTTGACTTCTGCGAAATGAACAACAAGCCGCCGAATATGGTCGGGATTGCCGCTTGGCTGGGCGTAAACCGTAAGACCCTGCAACAGTGGAAGGACGGGGACTATTCCGAGATGACGCCCATCATCCAGCGGGCCGTCATGGTGATCGAGCAGACGTTGGTGGAACAGGTACAGGACAATCCCAAAGCGTCTGTGGGCGGTATGTTCCTGCTGAAAAGCATGTTCCATTACAAGGAGCAGCAGGATATTGTCATCACCACCGGGCAGCAGAAAGAGGAATTGTCTGCGGATGAGATTGCTAAGCGGTATCTGGGCGATGGAAAAACGGTGGAAACAGAGTTTGTGGAGGAACAGAACGATGGATAAGACCATGACAATCAAAGGGCTGATTGAAGCTGTAACTGTGCTTGAAGCCCATGTCCCAAAGCGGTTTTGGGGCGCGTCTATGGACGCGCTCCATGAAGCAATTGACAGGATCAGAGAAAACGGAGATAAACCGAGGGTGTTGGAATTATACGAAGCCCAGGGCGCGGATTATTGTTTCATTGAAAACTCAAATAATCCCTGCGTTGTGCGGGTTT